TTGGAGGCTGTCCTTCACAAACAATAGTTCCGATTCTTTGTTGAATAGCAATATCATTTAATGATGCATTGACTGTTCTATTGTCGTATATCAAGTAGTATGTTTTGCTATTAGTTGGTAAGCCTAGTTCATTGTTGTATAGTGGAACTGTCATGCTCTTATAAGAGGTTGGGAACAAACGTTGTACATCTAAACAGTCTGCGAGAGTTCTAATTTGTCCAGGGTAATCGCCCTGTGGGTTGTCGGCAAGTCTGTTGCCACCAAGCAGATTGGGTGCTAAAGGAGCAATACAGTTAACTAAGTTTCCGGCAAACACTAGTAAGAACGCACCGTATATTTGTTTCTCTTGCCCTACTGTTACAAAATCAGCAGTGCCTGATGATATTTTAGCAATTTGATTAGCAGTCAGTCCTGCCGCGGCAAGTGATAAGTTTAAGTCTTCTGTCATTCCACCGCCTTTATACAGTTGCTGTAGCAAGGTAGAAGGGAATCCAAATCTATCTAATCGTTTAGGATCAAACAGTTTACCTAAATTTTCTAAATCATTACCAAATTCTTGTAGTGATAAATTGACTCCTGCAAGATCAGCAGTAATCAAGTCATTCATATTACTAAAGGATCCTTCTCCGAACGTCTGTGCGTCTTCAGAAGCATATATAGGAGCATTCTGTCCTTCTATGTATCCTTGTGCTTGTAAGAAAGAACTACAAAAATCTTGGTAGTCAACTGCTGTTGTTGGTGACTTCCCGTGCCAGTTAAACTCGTTCCATGCTTGTAATGCATGAAGTCTTACATATCCCCATTGAGTCACGCCTATGTTGTCGCCACTTCCAGTGTTATAAGGGTTCCACCATTGAGCATTCTGTTCCTGATCAACTGTACCTTCAGACGAATATCCTGCATTAGCAGGGCCTGTGGTTCCGCCATACTCGTTTGCTTTATCTGTCCATACTCCAGAAGGATCTTCTATTTTGTATGTGGGTGGCATTGAGTTGCCTAGTGCATAGCATTCGTTATTGTTGCCACTGATTGATATGAGATTTTTATAGGTAGTATTACTGATGCTACTACCATAGAGTCTGTTATAAGCAGAGTTGATAGAGTATGTCAACATACGAAGTACAGTATTAGTAACTAGTCTTCCAGGATAATAAGATGCATTCGTTTTACTTGCACCCATATATAGTTCAGCATGTTCATTGATCTGCAAACATTTATTTTGCAGAATACCGCCTAATACGTTTTGACCTAGTGGACTTTGTTTTCCTGAATCTGCCATTATAGTTCTCTAAGGCACAAAGACATCTGGACTACCATCTTTGATCTTGTGACCACATGAGTTCCCAGAACCTACTCTGAGTACAGGTTCGCCTTCTGCGAATACTGTTGGGCTACCTTCAGTAGTTTTGGCTGCCTTGTGTGGTATGTGCTTTTTCTTTGGCGAAAAGGGTTTGTGTGGAGTTATTTCACTGACATGTAAGCCTACTTTTAAGCCATTGGCAAACACAGTTCCGGCGCCTTTTTTGATAGCACCGCCTGCATCATTCTTGTCATCTTTACGGCTTAGTTTCGCCATGTAGTTTTATCCTAATACTATCGATTTCTCTGGGACTGTAATCCCTGTTGTTGCTTCTCTATACTTGTCTCTGATTGATGTCTCAGTTTCAGCAAAAAGTGCAACGCTACTAGTATTTAGTGTTACGGATAACTGTGGATCGTTGGTGAACATACTTGGGATAAGTCCCATGCCTTGAGGGCCTGGAGCACAAGAAACAGGATGTTCGATAATAAAATTGTATTGGTCTGTATCAAGTACTTTCGCAATCAACTCTTCGCCACTGTTTAGTTTAAATGTATAAACTGTATTCTTTTTTGCTTCTGCTATATTCATCTTATCCCTCTAATTTTGTTTTAAGTTCAGTAAACCCACCAACATATGCTTCATCTAAAAAGATTTGCGGAGCAGTACGAGCATTAGGTACAACTTCTAACAAGTCTTGTAGTGTGTAACCTGATCCAATTTTCTTTACTTCTGTTTCAATTCCCTGTGCGTCTAGCAATTTAATTGCTTGGTCACAATATGTGCAATTGTCTTTACTCCATACTACTGCTTTCATCATTTCTCCTGTGTGTGATGTTTAATTTTATTACTGTATTTAATGCGATTATAGGCGATCAAATAATAATTATGCTAGTTCAGGTAGATCGTCATAATCAAGTGATTCTGACATAACACCAATAACATAATTAGTTGATTCGTTTTCTTGTAATGCTGTTTGCTTTTTGCTAGTATCACTATGCTTGTTAAACCAAGGGATAGGACTTACTTTTGGAGCAGGCTCATTATATTTGATGCCAATCGTTTTGAGTGATTCTAATGCTGTGTAGTCTACAAACTCTTTTAAGATGTTTGCATTAAGACCAATCACAGGACCTTTCTTAAACAAGTAATCTGCCCATTCTTTCTCTTCTCTAATGACATCCATGTACATATCATAAACTTCTTGCTCACATTCTTTTGCCGCTTTTGCAAATCTAGGATCTTCTTTAACAACTTGATTAATGATCCAACCTGTCCAACCTTTGTGGAGTAGTTCGTCTTGTAAGATTAACGAAATAATGTTGCCGTTACCCATAAAGATTCTATTCTCTACCATTGCTAATGATGTAGCAAATGATACCATGAATCGTAATGCTTCTAAGGCATAACTTGCGTGTAGAGCCATCCAAATTGCTTTGATATGTTCTTCTTCGTCAACTTTCTTACCCATTTCTTTTTGACAGTTGATTTCATGTAAGCCATCATAGTAATCACAAACTGAAGATGCCATATCTGCAATTTCTTTTGTGTCATGGATAGTATCAAAGATATCTTTAGGTACGTTGTAGATGTTTCTAATGATATGACTGTAAGAACGTGAGTGTATATTAGTCTCAAAGAATGACCAATTATACATTAATGCTTCTAGTTCAGGTAAACTGACTACAGGAGTGAATACTTGTACAGGGCCTCTGCCTTGTAGACTATCTAATGCTGTTTGTCTAAGTAAGTTGGCAGTGAAGATATGCTTGACAGCATCTGATGCTTCTTTGAAGTCACCTGAATCTTTTGTTAAACTAATCTCTTCTGGTATCCAAAAGAAACCTCTTGCAGTTTCTTCAAAGTTTGCTATTTTATCATATTTCACTTCTTCAAATCTTTGGATAGTTACAGGACCGGCAGGGTCTAAGAACATTTTATTGTCTAAGTAAGTTGTTTGTTTTGTTAAATCGTATTGTTCTTTGCTCATATCTAATCCCTATAATTTACATGATTCACAATCATCTTCGTCTAGTAGTTCTGCTCCACCGACATATGCTTGTGCTATTTGTGCTAATTCTACTTCTTGTCTTTTGACTCCTGCTTTATTTATTAACGAGTAATAAAAAGTCTTAAGTCCCCATTGATGTGCCTGCATTAAGTTCTTTGCGATCAATGTCGTAGGCACTTTCTGATCTTTAAAATGTGCTGGATTGTAGAATGTATTCGTTGATATACTCTGATCTACATACGCCGCTAGTACTGCCGCAGTCTTAAGATATGCATCACAGTCTTGTTGTTCCCACATTAACTGATAAGAGTTTCTTACACGTTTAATGTGATAGTCTGGTACTACTTGTGTTAATGACCCTGCTTTACTTTCTTTAACAGAGATTAAACTCATTGGCATTTCAATACCGTTTGTTGAATTGATTACTACACTAGATGATTCTACAGGAGCAATCGCCATTAGAGTTGCATTTCTAACACCATGCTCTTTCATGTCTTTGCGTAGTGTTTCCCAATCACATTCTGGCTTAAAGTTTGCTAATTTGTTTACACCGTTTGCTCTACGTTCCCAAGGGAACGTGCCTTTACCATACCATGTTTGATCACTATTAACACACTTGCCTCTTTCTTTTGCTAGTTCTACTGTTGCTTCTGTTAAGAAGAATGCTTGATGTTCCATCCATGTTTTAACATCTTGTAGTGCATCTTTGTCACCATAGACGTAATCTCGTTTTGCATGCCAGTATGCTAAGTTAGTAACACCGATACCCAAAGGTTGTATTTCGTCATTACTTAACTTGCTCTGAATCGATAAAAAGTCTTGGTAATCTAATATGTTACATAGACTACGTTGTAGTGTACGACATGCTCTACGCATGTCCTCAGGGTGCCTGAATGCTCCCCAGTTGATCGATCCAAGTGTACACAATGCAATACGCCCTTCATCATCATCTAACCGCTTAAAAGGCTTTGTGGGCAATAATATTTCACAGCATAAGTTACTTTGATAGATTGGATCAATCTTAGTATCAAAGGGTCCTTGATTGGATACATTGTCAACATAGACTAAGTATATTCTTCCTGTGTCTGTTCTTTCTTTTAAGATGCCAGACCTAAATACTTCTTCTGCTGACATTGTTTTCTTGCGTAGTTTACGACTTCTCTCATATTTTACATACAATTCTTCAAACAAAGGTGTGTCAGAATAGAATGCTTCATAAAGATCAGGTACTTCATTTGGATCAAAGAATGTAATGTTACCTTTGTCTTTGAATCGTTTCCAAAAGAATGCGTTTAGACATACACCATAGTCCATATGTCTAACTCTAGTCTCATCTGTTCCTTGATTGTTCTTAAGTACGATTAAGTCATCAAACTGATGATGCCATATAGGATAAAATACTGTAGCACTAGCATTACGAATGCCACCTTGTGAACAAGAACGTAAGTCTCCGAACCACTTCTTAAGAAAGGGTATCATGCCCGTATGCATGATCTCTCCGCCTCTTATAGGTGATCCTAAGGGTCTTAA